AAATTGGCAAAGCTCCCGCTGGACCCATAGTCCAGAATGGGGACGGGGCGCTGACGTAGTTCGTAGCCTTTGTAGGTTCGAAACCTACCGACCACACCAATTACTACGATAAGTAGATTAACATAACTTAAGGAAAACATTATGTCAACAACAGTAGAACAACTCAAATCAGCAATGGAAGAATTTTTAACCGAAGATGCAAAATTCGCAGCTGGTAACAACGCCGCAGGTACTCGTGCTCGCAAAGCTCTTCAAGAAGTAGGTAAGGCGGTTAAAACTCGCCGCAACGAAATCACAGAAGAAAAAAATGCCCGCAAAGAAGCCAAAGTCTAACACTGTCTCAACTACCAGTACCGATACCGTAACCTTGGATTTCGGTTACGGTGCCGTTCCTCCCGACTACGGTGACGTCAGTTACAGTGGCAGCAATGATACCATCACCATAGATACTAGTAATATGTATAGTTCAGATACCATTACTTTTCCAAGTAGTAGCAATACCTTTACCTACAATGGGTCTGGTGCAACTGTTGGCGGTATCACTACTATTGGTAATATTACCAACAATAGTCAATGGACTACAGGTTATACACTTAACAACACTATCACTCCTAATACAGTTAATATCAGTGCCACCGGTATCGACATGGCAGCAGGTACTGATATTACGGTTGGTGGTCAAAGTCTAAAAGAGTTTATGAAGAAGGTGGAACAACGGCTGGCCATACTTGTACCTGACCCAAAGAAACTTGAAAAGTTTGAAGCACTTAAAAAAGCCTACGAACATTACAAGACCATGGAAAGTCTTTGTTTTGATGAACCAATTGAAGAGCCTACGCAGTAAATACAAATGAATGTTAAACTTTTATCATATAGTCAACCCGCAGACGAATTTCGAGATATGGGCATCTCAGATGCGCAGGAACTCATTGCGTATTGCGCCCGTGTCAGCAATCCCTCCAATCAACTCAACACAGACACATCAGAAAAACTCATCCGGTACTTGGTCCGACACCAACACTGGAGCCCACTCGAAATGGTCTCCGCCTGTATTGAAATCACCACAACCAGAGACATTGCCCGTCAAATCCTGCGACACAGAAGTTTCTCATTCCAAGAGTTCAGTCAACGCTATGCTGACCCAACTAAAGATTTGGCGTTCGTTACAAGAGAAGCCAGACTTCAAGACACCAAGAATAGACAGAACAGTATCACAACGGATGATACAATGTTACAAAACGAATGGTACAGAGCTCAACAACGAGTCATCTATGCCGCACAGCGAGAATACGAGTGGGCTATCGCTAATGGCATAGCCAAGGAGCAGGCTCGAGCTGTGCTGCCGGAAGGGCTTATCGAAAGTCGGTTGTATATGAATGGTACACTACGTAGCTGGATTCATTTTATCGAACTTCGCAGTGGCAATGGCACACAAAAAGAACATCAACTGATTGCCTTGGCCTGCGCTCGAGCCATTGCTGCCATATTCCCAATGAGTGAAAGTCTAGTTCAATGAAAGAAAAAATTGATCAGTTTTGCAAAAACTACGAAATACAAATCGTAGATGATCAAAAACGTAGGGCCAGATACCACCCTCCTAAGTATTTTACAGATCCATTACGAGCAGATATAGTGAGAAAAGATTTTGTAGAATATGAAACAGAAAAAGTCTACACAGTTCAAATACCAGAAAGCCGCTTTCGTGCTCTTGTAGAAATGGAACAGAGATTTTTTGGCCGTCATAATCATGGATACAGTGATGCTGACATGTTTGCCATGCTTATGGAAAAGGAACGCGAAGAAAGTTGGCATCGGCAGTCAAACACTGCTGTTCAAAAAGCCTACGAGCAGTATTCTATCATGCTCAATTTGGCTGGCTATCAAAGAAAGATTTGATTCATTTTGAATAGATATTGACAGGTTTCTAGAAAGATAGTATAATTAAGTTGTTCAACGGAGAAAATACACTATTATGGCACATCATACAAACTACTGGTCATGTACACCTTTTGCAGATTGGCTTCGCGGCACCAAAAAATTGAGTGCGGGTACTGCTGAACAATGGGATGAATGGAATACCGCTGCTCAAATGAAACACAACTTCCGATATTGGCTAGCGGAAGAAGCACTTGGACACATCCAAGATTTTGTCACCTGGCCTGTAAGGAAACTACATGATATCAAGTACTACATTAACAACCGTTGGGTTAGTCGCACTCATAGCCTTACCGCTCATGCCCGGGATATTAAGCCTGGCCGGTGGCAGGACGTGGGGAACCGCTTTCTGCCTTGCCTATTCAATGAGTTGGTTGATTTTGTTGAGATAGAATCAGCTTGGAGTCACATTGCTTGGGGCAGCGAAGAAGACCGTGCCAAATACAATCCCCCATTCTGGGCTAGTGGTTGGTGGCGTTGGCGGGTATGGCGTTGCCCACAAGCAGGACTAGACCATCTAGATTGGGCAATGACTCTGACTAACACTGACTGGTGCGAACCTGATCATCCCGAGTATGGCAAACCTACTGGACAGGCTCTTCGTGCCCGAGAAATCAAAGAGCTTTATATATGGTGGACTGTGACCTATCGTGCTCGTCCTGACCCATATGAAGCCAGTGGGTGGACCGCGGTCTGTGAGGCACAACGAGAAGCCAGTGGTGGTAAGTTGAGTTTTAACTCTCCTAAAGATCCTGTGCTTAAAAAGGCCAACGACAAGGCTCACAAGCTGTTACAAAAAATCGAAGCAGACTACGAAAAAGAAGATGAAGCCATGATGATCCGACTAATCAAAGCTCGTGACAGCCTTTGGACATGATATGAGCATATCAGATAACAACCCACACTGTATTGAAGATTTATATGCCAAGTATCTACAGTTTACTGCTGTGATGTTGGAAGACTATAAAGATATAGAAATAGCCGGTATCATGGTCACACAGGCCCTCAGCATGTATAGAACTGTGTTACCAGAAGAAGATTATCAACGCATGGTAAAAAGCATATATGAAAGAAGAAATGAAGTCAAAACCTTCGACGGGACCTGAACCACAGACTCCTGCAGAAGGCGTACTTAAACGCCACAGTTGGGGAAATGCTATCACCTATCAGGTGGTCTGTGAATGTCACGACGCCGATCACGATCACAATGTTTGGGTCGAAGCAGATGACCATCGTGTGACTGTCACTACCTATACCACACAAAAATCCAAATGGTGGAGTCTAAATCGTTGGCAGACCATTTGGATTCTGCTTACAAAAGGCTATGTCGAGCATGAAGCCAATATCATTATGACTGAACAACAGGCTTTGAACTATGCAGAAATACTAAAGAAAGCAATACAAGATGTCAAAAATTTCAAGCAGTCCTGAACGGCACACCTTTCAAAAGGAAGGATATATCAAGCGCCGACAAGAGCAGGGGTTAGAACCTCTTGAAGAATATATTGAAATGTACAAAACCTGGAAACAGCAAGATGAAGCTAATCTTGTAGATCCTGCTTGGCAAAAGAACAACATGCAATATGATCTTCGCAGTACCGCATGGATCTGTGACAAGGCCAAGGCCAGTGATGGTTATGCTCAAAATCTCTATGCAGCCATATGCAACAATGACTTTATCAAATTAGAAGTTGTTCCTATTCTTAGACAAGACCCGGACAGAGATTTCTGGCATGCCTCATGGAGAAGTGCTGGCGGTATTGTAGCTGACATGCAGGCTAAGGGTGACTATATAGATTGGTACTGCTCAGGTATTGGCGAAGGATTGGGCAACGGCGATCCTGATAATGTTAAAGGATATGTACCAGAAGGTTGCATCACCGACGAGATCCGGAATGATCTCCAACAGCTTGGCTGGGCCATAGTGCCTGGTGGAGATTGGGAAAAATTTACTTAAGGAGATTGTGTTAGTATCATGAACTTTGAACTATACGAAGTTTGGGCAGTGGATGAAGCTGGTCACGAAGAATTGGTAGAAACCACCAGCAGTAGGAAAGAAGCGTTAGAAATAGCAGAAGCCAATCTTGGATTGGGCGTTATAGAAGCCATTGTGTACCAAGAAGATGAAAATGGCGACCTGCATGAAATCAAGCGGTTTGGACATGGTTGACAAATGCACAGTTTGGTGCTATAATATATGTATTGTTTAACAACAGGAGTGACTAAATGGTAACCAAACTGAAAAAAGCCAGCATCGCTATTCGCCAAAACAAAGGACGTGATCTAAGTCCAAAATGGGACGATCACGAAACGTTTACTGCTGATCAATTTAGTCGACACTTCCGGATGGCCATGAGTTATTATCGTTTGGAAGCCAGCGCCAAAGAACTCAAACCCAAAGTTATTAATTGGATGAGCGATCAAGGCTATCCAAAAGATGTTATCAAAGCATTCAAAGATACCAAAGACAATCGTTGCGGCGCAACTGTAGGTGCCATTGCTGCCAATCTACTTAGAGGCATGCCTGCAGTGAGAGCAGACTTCAATGAAGGCCGTAACACTGCAGAATGGTTAAGCAAGAGTATTGCTAAGATCATTGACGAGGGCAAACACGACGAGGTTGAACTTGAAGAAGGTGCAGTAGAAATCAAATCCGCAGTGTATACTCCTAGCATTCAAGAACGACTGCGTGATGTTGCATACGGAATGACTGAGGAAATTGAAGATGCCATTGAATCGTTTCAAACAGATCCAGAATCTTTTGATCCGAGAGCGTTTAAACTTCTAAATCTACTACGTGGTCGTCAGGCCAAGGCTGCTCACGCTCGCATTATCAAAACACTATACAGTCGAACCTACGACGAATTGGTAGAAGCAGCCACTACCAAAGACGAACAGTTGAAAGAGGGCTACAGTCATTTGAGCAAGGCCGACCTAAAAAAGATCACGCTGTTCTACAGCGAAATCCTTGCAGCCTGCGATATGCTGGCACAAGAAGCCAAGGTGAATAAAAAGCCTCGTGCCAAGAAGCCCACCGACAAGGCCAAAGTTGTGGCCAAGATGAAGTATCTCAAGCAGGACGAAAAACTTAAATTGGTGTCTATCAACCCACAAGATATCATCGGAGTCAAGGAACTGTGGATCTACAATGTCAAGTCACGTAAATTGGGCAAGTATGTGGCTGCTGAATTCAACGATCTTGGAGTCAAAGGCACCACAGTTATTGGATTTGATCCAATAAAAAGTGTGCAGAAAACTCTGCGCAAGCCGGAAGAACAGCTCAAAGAGTTCAAGGCTGCAGGCAAAGTGCAGCTACGCAAGTTCTTAGACGATATCAAAGCCGTAGATATCAAACTCAACGGCAGGTTCAACGAGGATATTGTGTTGTTACGAGTACAATAACAAAGTAAATTCTCAGTAAAAAGCAGGCTTCGGCCTGTTTTTTTTTTGAATGATAAATACAATACGATATGCAATCTTGTAGTATTTTGATTGTGAAAAAATGGAAACCCGTAAATGCCTACTCAACAGTCTATAGATACCCTTTTAGCTTCATTTAAAGAAGTGTTAGAATCTGGCCAAGATGTCAATGTAGCTGAAGTGCCATTTATCATCATAAAAGGTGATATTGATGGCAAGGGAATCCTTTGGTCAGGTCAAGGACATAATAAACAATTCTTATTTGCTTCCAAACCGGATAGGTTCTTTATATCTGAAAACATTGATTTGGCCAAAGGCAAACACATATCAGTTAATAATATAAAACTGCTGGACGAAAAAGAACTGGGTGCTACTGTTACCAAAAGCAATTTACGTGAAGTTGGTCACCTCAAAGGATTGATAGTAGATGGCAGTATGAGAATTGACCAATACATAGTTTATGATAGTAATACCAATAGGTTAGGTATTGGTATCGAAAATCCCAATGCTGCTCTCAGTATTGCTGAGGACGGAGTGGAAATAATCCTAGGCACAACGAATGGTGTAAAGGGATTTATTGGTACATTTGCCAGTCATAATCTAGATATCGTAACTGATAACACTCCAAGGATTTCTATTGAAGCTGGTGGTAATATTACCCTAGGCAGCACTGTTAATAAAGTAACAATACTAGGAACATTAGGAATCAATGTTAACAATCCCGATCCACGAGCTGCATTACATGTAAATGGTTCAATTAAATTTAATAACAAAATACATCTCAGCGATAATAATTTTCCAACTTCTGGTCATTATACTGTTGGAGATATTGTCTGGAATAACCAACCAGCCGCTGGCAGATTTGTAGGTTGGGTATGCGTGGTTGAAGGCAGTCCTGGTCTTTGGAACGGATTCGGAAGAATTGAGTAATGTCTCGGGCTGTGGTACTCGGCAACGGCGAAAGCCGTAGAGCCATAGTCCTAAGCTCATTAATCGCAGACACCGTGATTGGCTGCAACGCAATTCACAGAGATATCACTGTTGATCATTTAGTCTGCTGCGATAGGCGAATGGGTGATGAAGCTGTAGAAAATTTTCAGACCAAAAACACGTTGATCTATGTGAGACCTTCATGGTTTCATTACTTTAGAAAAATACGTAAACACAAAAACATAAAAGTCTTGCCTGACCTGCCCTATAAAGGAGAGCACAAAAAGGACGATCCCGATCATTGGGGCAGTGGAGGATATGCTGTGCTGTTGGCGGCCCAGTTAGAATTCACAGAGATAGAACTTATTGGTTTTGATCTATATCCTATTAGCTCTGCTGTGAATAATATCTACAAAGGCACAAAAAATTATGCACAGGCTGGGTCGCAGGCCATAGATTATAGTTATTGGATCTATCAAATCAATCATGTGTTCATGTATTATCCCGATCAAAAATTCATAATAAGAAATCACAGAGATTGGAAGATGCCTACAGAATGGCAGAAAAATAATGTGGAATTTGTTGCTTTATAAATACGTTGATAGTATAATAAATCATACACACAGGCACAGCGGACTTTTACGTCATTCATCCCGCTTTATAAACTCTGCATGTCGTCAAACTTACTCGCTTTATGCACAGGAGGCAAGAGATGGCGAAATATCTTTCAACAAAAACCTACGGCAACGACAGAGGTCTGTCATGCTGTTTTAGACAATGGCGATCAACTCATAGTCATTGTTCACTGCTACATGGTTATTCCATTGGCATCAAACTGATCTTTGAATCTGAAACCTTAGATGACCGTAACTGGGTCATGGACTTTGGCGGACTCAAAGCATTTAAAGAATGGAGTGAATGGCAGTTTGACCATACGCTATGTGTGGGATCAGACGATCCCCATTTAAATCTTTTCAAGCAAATGGCTGAGCTGGGCAAACAGGCCGACGGTGGTATAGTAGATCTACGTGTTGTAGAAGCTGTGGGCTGTGAAAAATTTGCTGAACTAGCATATCGCACAATGAACGAAATACTAGAAGCTTATCAGGAAGGACGTGGGTGGACACATCCAGGTGGGCATATTTTTGAAGCACGGTATCCAGTTGGGCTAGGTGTTCGACTTCGTTCCGTAGAAGTATTCGAACATGCTGGTAACTCGGCAACTTATGAAGGCTAATGAAACGACTTTGGCGGTTATGGGCCAAAGCCCTAGGTGAAAAATCAGGTGCTACCGATCAGGAAGCTGATCGAGTGGCCTTGATCCGCACCCTAATAGTGGTGGGATATTTTATAACCAATACATTTATTATAGCTGGGGTGATAAAACATTGGTAAATAGTTTTATGCATACATTTGCCATTAACCGAATCGTTGCCAGCAACGAAAACAAAATATTCTTAATCGCTGGCCCTTGCCAGATCGAAAGTCAAACACACGCAGAGCAAACTGCAGGTGCCATCAAAGAAATCTGTGATGATCTAGATATTGACTTGATCTATAAAAGCAGTTTTGACAAAGCCAATAGATCTAGTCTAGGTACACAGCGTGGAATTGGGATTGACGAGGGACTGAAAATCCTCAACAGCATCAAACATGAATTTGGTATTCCCATATTAACTGACATACACGAAACTTATCAGGCACAGCTAGTAGCAGATGCAGGCATAGATGTCATACAAATACCTGCATTTCTCTGTAGACAAACTGATCTATTATTAGCAGCAGGTGCTACCGGTTGTGCTATCAATGTTAAAAAAGGTCAGTTTCTTGCTCCGCAGGACATGCGAAATGTGGCTGAGAAAATAGCATCAACTGGCAACGAACGTATCATGTTGTGTGAAAGAGGATATACTCATGGATATAATAATCTTGTTGTGGATATGCGTAGCTTACCCATTATGGCTGGCACCGGCTATCCAGTGGTCTTTGATGCCACTCATAGTGTTCAGCAGCCTGGAGGGCTGGGCCAACGATCAGGAGGAGATAGGACCATGGTCCCGTACCTGGCGAGAGCTGCTGTAGCCACAGGTTGCATCGCAGCAGTGTTCGTAGAAACACACGAAGATCCCGATACAGCTCCGTCAGATGGACCCAATATGATTCCATTGAATCAGTTGAAACAGCTATTAGAAGACTTGGTTGCTATAGATGGAATTGTCAAAAGAAGAACGTAAAAGAATCAAACGAGAAGCCAAAGCTGCCAAAGCTGCACATCAATATGCAGCTATAGTTGCCAATCTCGATCCCAATACCAAAATCACTATTCTATGTGTGAGATTTGGCAACAAGTATGGCCGTGAATATGTAGAAAGATTACGCAACATGATCTCAAGGCATATCACAGTGCCTTATGAACTGGTGTGTCTTACAGATGATCAACATCCTATAGAAGGTGTTCGCAGTATTGTGCAACCCAATGCCAATTATCCCAGAGGTTGGTGGCACAAAGTTCATATGTTTGATCCCAATCTACCACTGAGAGGCCGGGTGTTATATTTTGATCTGGATGTGGTTATCCATGCCAACATAGACAAACTCGCAGTCTACATGCCAGGGCAGTTTATGGGCATACATGATTTCAATAGAAAATTTTACGCATCTTGGCGATATCTCAATAGCTCTGTGATGGCTTGGGACCACGGCACGCAGAGTCATATATGGACTCAGTTCCAACTCAATCCCAGAGACGCCCAGCGACTGCAGGGAGATCAAGATTGGATTTGGAAACTGTGTCAGAGTTCTATCAAATTTTGGCCCAAAGAATGGATCATGAGTTATAAATGGGAAATACGAAATCGTGGTGAACTTACCATGAACAATGGTAAACGCACATTTGCCACAGTGCGCCATGATGTTATCTTGGATCCAGCATGTTCAGTAGCTGTGTTTCACGGTGATCCAAATCCCTGTGTAATCCAAGATAAGTTTGTAGTTGACAACTGGCAGTGATGATGTTATACTAGTAGTATGAACACTACACACGGACGTCTAGGCTTTGCCTGCAAATGGATCAATGATCCTGAAGAAGTCAATGGCATGAAGATTAATGCCAAAGACCGTGACTTAAATACAGGCGCTACCACAGTTAGATGGTTGCGTGAACATCCTCAAGAAGCAGAACAGCGACTTTGGGATTTGATGAAACGAAATATAGAAGCCTGCTACAAATTGGTAGCAAGGGTAGGAACGCTGGATGAAGATCTTAGAATGGTACGACTCTCAAGTGATATACTGCCTGTATACACTGAGCCTAGTTGGAAGTGGTTTTGGCGGCAGCCCGATGTTAGGGACTATGCCGAAAGAAATTTTTGCCGAGTGGGTCAACTGGCCCGTGAGAATCGTGTTCGGCTTAGTTTTCATCCTGGTCAGTTCACTGTGTTGGCTAGCGTTAATCCGGATATTGTAAATCGATCAATAGAAGAATTTGAATATCATGTGGACATGGCTCGCTGGATGGGCTATGGCAAAACTTTCCAAGATTTTAAAATTAATGTACATATTGGAGGTCGACAAGGTCCCAGCGGTATCCGTAGTGCTTTGGCACGGATGACTCCCGAAGCTCGTAACTGTCTAACTATTGAAAACGACGAAATGACCTGGGGCATTGATCATAGTTTAGAACTAGCCAAAGACTGTGCCTTAGTACTAGACATTCACCATCATTGGATTAACTCAGGAGAATATATTGAAGCAAATGACGACCGTGTTAAAAGGATTATTGATAGCTGGCGTGGTGTTCGTCCTGTTATACATTATAGTGTTTCACGGGAAGACTGCCTTATTGACCATCCCGGACACATCCGTCCCGATCTTTCGACCCTCTTAACACAGGGCTACAAGAAACAAAAACTGAGAGCACACAGTGGATTTTATTGGAATCAAAAAACAAACGAATGGGCAATAACTTTTCTAAACCAGTTCGACATCATGTGCGAGAGCAAGGGAAAAAATCTCGCCAGCATGGAACTGTACAATCAAGCCAGAAGCTATCTCGAGAGCAACTAATATTTAGAATTGAAACTCAGAGAGAAAAACTAGAAGAATTGGAATTACTTCCAACCTCTGAATCTATCGAAAAGAAAAAAGAAAAGATACTGGGCGAATACACCCAGTATCTCGAACAATTGAAACGATTCGATTAATTATTTTATTTTAGTAGCACGAGGCTTTTTGGGAGCTGATGGGGCTTTTGCAACAACCGGTTTGCCTGCTTTTGGCTTTGCAGGTGTTGCTGATTGTACCTTGGCCTTTGTAGCAGTAGTTTCGTTAGGAACCTGTGTTTGCACAGTTTCTGCCGAACTAACCACCGACGATTCTACCTTATAAGGTGCTTCTGCAACAGTTTCTGCAGCAGATTCTGCTGGTTTGATCCCAAACATTTTCTTCAATAATCCTAACATATGAATTCTCCTTGGATTAATATTTAGTACTTGCCTACGGGCAAGGTAGTGCTTGCGGGCATATCCCAGATCATTTTCTGCTCTACTCCTATTCTCTGAGCAAATCTTTTAGCGTCACATTCGCTGCAACAATGAAAATAATTGTTGCTGAGACGCTTCTTATCTATGTGTTTGAGATCTCGAACAAATTCTCTATCGCAGCTGTCACATCTCAAAATCACTGCTATTTTGTTTCTCACGTATTCATGCCGATGTCCTAGTTTACTGAGTCTAATATAATGATTCTGTTGGATTTCTGTTTTGATGAACATCGTGTATTTACATTAGGCTTATAAAACTTTGGGCTAAATACACTCAGCAACTGCTAATCCTAGGAAAAACTATGGCAAGAAAGACAATTGATATTGGTGCTATCGGCAATGATGGCACTGGTGATAGCATAAGAGATTCGTTCCGCAAGGTCAACGACAACTTTCGTGAACTCTACAGTTCGCTTGGACTAGGTGAAAATCTTACCTTTATTGGTTTAGATGATACACCCTCTACTTATGTAGGACAAGAAAATGAATTTGTAGTAGTAAACAGCACTGAAACTGGACTTGCTTTTAAAAAACTATCTCCAGGAATAGGTATTAGTCTAGACTTTGCCTCTAACCCAAATGAAATTATTTTAAGTTCGGATTTCTCAGCAATAGTAGGCGACACTGCTCCACAGCTTGGTGGAAATCTGTCTCTGCGATCAGGCGGCAATCAGTATAGAATCATAGATGCTGGAACAACAATATCACCGTTAACTCCGATCTTCAAACATGAATTAGTCAATAAAGCCTATACAGATTCCAAGATAGCTCGTGCAGGCACCTCAGCCATCAACCCCGAAACAGGTCTAGTAGACGGATCATTTGGCACCATGAGTGGACCATTAGTTCTGTCGCGTAGTCCTGAACCTGATGATGATGTTACATATGGTGGATTAATCGCAGCAACTAAACAATATGTAGATTCTTCGGCATTTGGCAGTGTATCAAATTTATATGTGGCGTTGAGCGGCAGTGACGACAGACCAGGAACCTCAAAGGCTCTGCAGGGACGTGCTCTCGCCTATGCCTATAGGACCCTAGAAGCTGCACTGAAACGTGCAGAAGAATTGGTATTAGAAGCACGTGAAGAAATCGGTCCTTACAGAAAAGTACTAACATACAATAACGGTGTTTCTAAGTGTACCTTGATAGATAAGGATAATGCTGCTCCTAGTTCTGGTAGTGGGTTTGCAGGTACCCTGAGAATGGCTGTAAGCACATTGACCTTAAACAGCATCGGAGTCAATTACTATCCAGGAGATATATTAAGCCTAGTCGGCGGCGCTGGAACTAGCATAGCTACAATAGAAGTGTTGACTACAATTACAACACCGGGAGGTATATCTACATTTAGAATCATTTCTGCAGGTGGGTACGCTACATTACCCGGTGCCACTGCAGTGGCCACAACTATTACTACTTCTGCGGCACCTGTTGGTGTAGGTCCTATTGGAGTTCTTGCGTCATTTAATATCACTTACAAGGTAAGTTCAGTCGCAATAACTTCTGGTGGTACAGGTTATGGGTTGGTTAGCGTTAGGGCTACAGGTGGTGGAGGCGTGGGAGCCTTTGGATTCGCGGTGGTTACTGCTGGAGTGATTACTAATATATCTATCACTGACGGTGGCACAGGATTTACTTCGATACCCTCTCTGTTGGTAAATCTTCCAAGATTTCTAATTCGAACCGATGGATATCGAACTGATTCGACCGGAGATGTGTTAACCAACACTGCTGAGGCGTTGCGTGGTAGAGACATTCGTGAAGGACTGTATTTGTTTGGAGAAACATCAGGGGCCTTGGCCCAGATATTGGCTCATTCAGGAGCTCTAGATAGTTCAGGTAACGAAATATTTGATGTTGATATCAAATATGGTAATTTTGAATTAGGAGAAAATATTTCCTTTGGTGACGTTAGTAAACGTATACACATTACCATTAATTTAGAAAGCGGAATCTACGAAGAAAACTATCCATTAAAAGTTCCTCAGAATACTTCCATAGTCGGAGATGAGTTTAGACGCTGTATCATCAGACCTAGAGTAGGCACCAGTTCCAGCCCATGGGCTTTTAACAAATTCCGTAGAGACATAACCATAGATGGGTTGACTGTGGCTAGTAATCTCTATGGCTATCACTATCTACAGAACAGTTCTCAGCCAGTATATCCCAAGGTTGATAACAAAGGCGGATATCGTGCAGCCGCGGAGTTGATTGATCTTAACAGAGAGTTTTTACAGAATGAAGTTATAGCATGGATTGATACTCAGATATCAGCTAATATAGCACCATTTACCAGCACATTCGTTTATAATTCTCTACTGTGTAAACGTGATCTTGGATTGATAATTGATGCCTTGACTTTTGATCTTAGATACAGTGAATATAATCGAACTATATCTGCGGGATTGAAATACTATCAAAGTGCCAGCGGACTGATCGCAATTGGCGCACAATTGTCACAGACACTTGCGGCAATTACTAGATTGGACTTCTTGATAGGTAATGTTCTATCTAATGCTGCTGTTGTTCCCAGTCAAACAGCATATCTGCAGATAATCGATCTTGCCTATTCCCCAGAACCAGGATCGATCACAGTGGTTAGCGCATTGATTGCAGCACTAAAAGATGTCATGGATGGTAGCGGTAGCGTAAACTATCCCAAAGAAAATGATCAACTAGATGTGTTCCTAGCCAATGATGCGGTGCGCTGGCAGGCTATTACAGCACAGGGTCACGGCGGGTTCATGTTAACCCTTGATCCTGCTGGACAGATACTAGCTAAATCTCCATATGCTCAAGAATGCGCATCATTCTCAAAGAGCATAAATGCTCAAACATTTGCCGGTGGTATGTTTGTAGATGGATTCGTAGGCAACCTTCAATTCAAACATGCCTCTACTACAACTGGTGTAGATATTGTCACAGGTACTAGACTAAATGTTACCGGACTGGATCGATTACCTCAACTGCCCGCCAGTTTCTTGGTCAACGACACAGTGTTCAGAGTAAACTATGTTCGAGACTATGTATATTCAACAACAGGCAGCTCAGCCACTTTTGTGGTCGACGATGGCTCGCCTTTCTTGGTTACTGCTGGTTCTCAGACCTGTACCATTAGCACAGCGTCTCCTGCTGTGGTTACGAGAGTAGATCATAGATTACAGGCTGGTGCTATACTACAATTTTCCAGCACAGTATCTTTGCCCACAGGAATCTCAGCTGGTATAGAATACTATGTGCTGGCAGATGGATTAAGTAACAACACTTTCAAGATCACAGGCACCTTTGGCTCAATCACTGCGGTTAATGTGACTGCACCCGGATCTGGTACTATCAGCTATCAAAGAACCTATGAATTGCTAATGCCTGGTAATAGATCCATGCTGGGCAACGACTACACACAGATCAACGATATGGGCTATGGAATAGTAACCACAAATGGTGGTTTGATCGAAGCTGTGTCTATATTCACTTATTACTGTTATACATCATATTATTCTATCAACGGTGGACAGATACGCTCAGTCGCAGGCTCTAGTGCTCACGGTATCTATGCCTTGGTAGCAGAAGGTGCTGATCCTTTAGAAATTCCAACTCCTACGGATGTTTTTGAAGATCTTGCACAGAAAGTTCGATGCTTTTTTCCTAGTGCGGGATTCGCTAATACCGCGAACGGATTGTTTATCTATGTAGATGGCTACGACTACATACCATTAAACTCTAGTGAATTAGAAATTATACATGTAATTGCTGGACTTCCTACTGTATTTCGATATCCTATCACCGCTGTCACTACATCAGAGACCTATCCATCCGGAGTAGTAAGACTAAATCTTGGGGAAGGTGTAACTACACAAACTGGTGGCCTTGAAGCTGTAGTTCCCGATAACACTGTGATGACTCTGAGATCTAAGGCTCAGATTATATTAACTGGTAGTCTTGAAGATGTAGCTGTAAGACCATCGACTGGTCTGAAACTACGTGAAACTGCCAACACTGTCTATCGTGTTTTGGAATTTATAGCATATACAGACCTCAATGGTCCATATGAAGTTGTTATTAGTAATGCCTCTCCAGCTGTGTTGCAGGTCTTGGCAACTGTTACTGATATCGCCACAAACGTTTGTACAACATCACAGAATCATAAACTAAAAATTGGTGATAAGTTTATACCAACTTCAACGGCCAACAACTTTATCAGCGGTACCACTTACTTTATTATAAGTGTTCCTGAATATAATCAATTTACTGTAAGTGCCACATTAGGTGGCAGTGTGTTTACTCTAGTTGATGGTACTGCATTAACTATCAAAGGCATCAAGACCCACAAACTGTTAGAAAATTACACCATAACAATTACTACCACAGGCACATTACCTCTGGGTCTTATCACCCCAGAGACCTATTATGTTGTTAGTACTGGTCTAACTGATACCCAATTTTCAATATCGTTAACTAAAAACGGCAATGTAATTAACACGGGCACAGCTGGCAGTGGCGTTCATAGTTATGCCATGGTAGGATTAACCAAGACCGATCTTCGAGAAAATTATGATTACGTAGATTTATCAATACGTCAACCCGGTGAGTTTATCGGCGCAGCGCCGACTGGCACTGAAGTTTCTTCAATAAACACATCAGGAACTGCATTGATCAACACTACAGCAGCACACGGATTTAGTGTTGGTAATGTGATTAAATTCACTACATCAACTTCTGCAATAGATCTGCCAGCTGGACTGAGTAAAAATATTCATTATCATGTTATTGCACCGGGATTGACTGCGACTGCTTTTCAGCTAAGTGAAATTCCAGGCGGAACTGCACAAACAGTTACCGGTGGATCATTTGTGGATGCTCGAGTAGGATTGGTATCTGGACGTGCGGGCGATTCCAACTTTGCAGTCGTGGCAGTAGGTCCCAGCGACACATCCAGAGTTAACAACAGCAGATTCATATATCTAGGTGAGGAATATGTAATTACCTTGTATGAACCAGAAGCAGTAACCAATCAACCCTATGGCAGAATAACCTTAAACAGACCATTGGTTGCCAGTATCATTTCATACGAAGGTATGTACACCATACGATCTGCCGTACCTCCGAGATCTAACGGAGCACAGGGTACACTTACTATTCGTATTGCACTGACTCGTGTTACTGGGCACGACCTGCTGGAAATTGGTACAGGATCATATGCTGATACCAATTACCCTAACGAGATTTTCGGAGGTCCTGTAAACCCTGCTGATGAATCTACTGAAGTACTAGAACGTGACGTAGGCAGAGTATTTTATGTAACCACTGATCAATTTGGTAATTTCAAAGTGGGTCCATTCTTCAAGGTGGATCAAGGCACAGGTACCGTGACCTTTGCAGCGCAGATAGCTCTGAGTAATCTAGACGGTATTGGGTTCAAACGAGGAGTTACTGTTTCGGAATTCTCGATTGAATCCAGCATGGCTGCACTGAGAACTGACACAGTGCCAACAGAAAATGCTGTTGCACTACATGTTCAACGTAGACTGGGCACACTTGCAGACGGTTCCGGAATTGGTGATCTGTCAACACTTATTCCTGCCAATATTGGTGGGTTCATGGCATTAAATGGTGTGTTAGCCATGAAGGCTGCTATGAATCTAGGCAACAACAGAATTATTAATCTAGACGATCCTGTGTCAGGTGGTGATGCAGTTAACTTACAAAGTCTGACTTTAGATAACATACAGGGCATTTCGCTGAATAATATTCAGGCGGCAGATGTCTTACTGTTCACGGGAGTTGGCAACGATATATTAAACGCAAGAGTCACTGGAGACATTACTTTCGATCTTGCTACTGGTGTTGATTCTACATTGAATACAGTCAATGCGCAGATTGTAGCTGGCTCGATCATTGACGCAGATATAAATGCTGCTGCCGCTGTTAGCTACAGTAAATTGAATCTAGCTAGCAGTATAGTCAACGCAGATGTAAGTGCTACTGCTGCTATTGCCTATAGTAAATTGAATCTAGCTAGCAGCATAGTCAACGCAGATGTAAGTGCCACTGCTGCTATCCAAATCAGTAAGTTGGCAGCAATGGCTCCAGATACCCTAGTGGGCAATTCAACAATAGTTTCTGCTACTCCAAGTGCCGTGGCATTTAGTACTGTTATAGATGAAGGATTAGGCATAAAGAAATCACAATATAGCAGTGCAGGTTTCTTGAAACGTATCAGTGGTGTCAGCAATGTAGCAGACGTTGACTACAGTATTATAAACTCCAGTGCAGGGTTACCTACTGCTGTAGGAGTTTCTGAACTGATCGCTAGAGACGTAAATGGTGATTTCGGTGGTAGGAACGTATCTATACGGGAGCTTTATGTTGGTCCAGGCACCGTTGGAGATACCAAATTAGCTGTAAAAGGTGTTGGCGCAGGATTTATCGGATACGTAGGCTACTACGGCTGGACGTCTAATGCTGCTATGTTTATTAATGACAGCAGTGTATCTGCTGACAAGAAAACTCAATACTGGAACAATTTTCATGAGTTTAAAACTCAGAGCGGCGGCGCTCTAGCTCCGATCACTTGCAGCAGCGTGGCGGCCACCACCCTCACTGCAGGCGGTAATACATCAGCAGGCACTATTATCGGACAGTGGTCGTTATCTGGGGTATCAAGAATGCAGGCTACATATGCAGCAGACTTGGCAGAAAACTATGAAGGTGATCGAGACTATGAAGTGGGCACAGTGTTAGTGTTTGGTGGTGACAAAGAAGTCACCACCACAGACACAAAAGGCGATACAAGAGTAGCTGGGGTAGTTTCAAACACTGCGGCTTATACCATGTATGAAGCCTGTCCGGGATTGAAAAATCTCATAGCCTTACAAGGACGTGTGCCCTGCAAGGTAGTGGGCAAGATCCGCAAAGGTGACATATTGATAACTTCAGGTATTCCCGGAGTGGCTGTGGCTGCTAGCGGAGATATCCGAGTAGGTACCGTGGTAGGCAAAGCAATCAAAGACTATGATTCAGATCATATTGGATTGGTCGAAATAGCAGTAGGGAGAACATAATGGCAGCAACATTTTTAGGATCTATCACAGGAACTACTCTTACTGTAACTTCGGTGGTGTCAGGCACGATCACAGTAGGGAACGCACTCTATGGTACTGGAATATTACAAGGTACTTTTATCGTTTCTGGATCGGGCAGCACATGGACTGTGAATTTATCACAGACTGTGGTTTCAGATGGCAGCAGTTTGATCACTGCTACTGCATTTAATAACAACATATCACCGGGAGCTCCTCCTTTGTTATGGAGTGATGTTAATGATGCCTTTACCCAGATCAATGAAAATTTTGATATCATAGTGGCCACCGTTGGTGGAGGATCTGCTTTAACTCCGATAGATTTTACCAGTCTAGATACCAGTGTAAAACCCACAATTGATAATCTACGGGATCTTGGAGATATCACTCATAGATGGAAAGGAGTGTTTGTTGGAGAATATACTGATGCTGATCTGTTTAACGGTGTATGGGCCGGAGCGGCACAGATCAAAGGAGTAGCAGGAACTGTTAATCTACCGGCTGGATCCACAGTAGGAGGAAATCCGTTAACTGGTGTTGGCTCTAGTTTGATCATAGATCCAGAAAAAACTTTTTTCAAAAGCATACAGGTCGATAATGCTAATAGTGTAGAAGCCACCACATTCGGTGACACCTTGAACTTGATTAGTGGCAGTGGTGTTAGCATGCTGGTAAGCTCAGGTGCAGATTCAATCACTATCTCAAACACAGGCATACTGAGTGTAACAGCTGGCTTAGGCATCACTGCTGCCACAGCTAGTGGGGTAGTCACAATAACCAATGCTGGGGTACGCAGTCTACAAAATGTCACTGGATTGCCTGTAGGTAGAGCAACAGGAGCCGGTATCAACATCACTGCTGGTACCGGTGATAATCTAAGAATAACCAATACTGGTGTTATAGATGTGCAGGCGGGATCTGGCTCTTTGGCAGTATCAACTGATATAACCACTGGTATCGTAACTATCACCAATACTGCTCCGGCACAGCCAGCTTTTCAACAGATCGAAGTAAACAGTGATTCAGGAGATAGACTGATAGCTGACAGTACCGCAGGTGTGTTTAGAATAGTGTCAGGACAGGGTATTACATTAGCTAAAAATTCAGCTACAGATACTCTTACTATAACTGTGAACCCTGTGTTTGATCTGCGAGGATCAGTGTTCGCAGATGACAGCACACTGTTGGTAGATGCTGTCAGCGGTATCATTCCAGCAGCAGTGGTTTCGGGAACATTTACTGGTAGCGTGGTTGGTAATGTCACTGGCATTTTGAAAGGATCAGTGTTCGCTGATGATTCCACACAGATCATAGATGGCAACTCATTCACTGTCTATGGTAACATAGAAGCCACAACATTGAGAACAGCAGAAACTACAATAGCACTAGGTGAGAATGCTGGAGCAACGGATCAACAAAGTCAAGCGGTAGCTATAGGAAGGTTAGCTGGACAAACTTCACAGGGCGCCAATTCAGTTGCTATTGGAGTCATTGCTGGACAAACTTCACAAGGTAGTGGTGCTGTGGCGATCGGTGGCAATGCCGGAGTAACAAATCAAGGCGCCAATGCTGTGGCCGTTGGTGTTAATGTAGGTGTTACCTCGCAAGGTGCGAACTCAGTAGCAATTGGTGCAGCTGCTGGCAATACAAATCAACCTGCTAACACAATTATATTAAATGCCACTGGTAGTGCAGTCAACGGGGTTGCCGCACAAACCAACAGTTTCTATGTAGCACCAATTAGGACCACAGCCAACGGCACTCCGTTGATGTATAATTCAACCACCAAAGAAATTACATACAGTAACGTATTAGAATTCATCGGTAGCACTATCAGCACCAGTGACTCCAGCGGATTAACTGTGGATGTACAGACCACATTCAACACAGATGTTGTTGTTGAAAATGATCTTACTGTGGCAGGTAATCTTACAATCAACGGAACCACTACTACCATAAACTCTGTCACACTCTCAGTGGATGACAAGAACATAGAACTAGGATCAACTGTGTCTCCCACAGATGTCACTGCCGACGGCGGTGGTATCACACTCAAGGGCAGCACAGACAAGACATTCACATATGTGAATTCCACAGGTTTATGGACAGCTAACATTGGCGTTGCCGCAACTTCGTTTACTGGCGCAGCTGCCGCTGCTACCACTGCCAGCACAGCGGCAAGTGTGGGTTACATAGGCATACCACAAAGTGCTACTAATACTACTGCCACATTGGTCATAGGTGATGTGGGCAAACACATTTATGTCAACACAGCAGGTCAGACAATAACCATACCTGCCAACAGCTCAGTGGCCTATCCCATAGGCACAGCTATTTCATTTGTTGCTGGACCCAGTGCTACCACAGTGCTTATTGCTATCACTTCAGATACCATGTACCTGGCAGGCACAGGCACCACAGGCACACGAACCTTAGCAGCACATGGAACGGCTACTGCCATCAAGGTAGCAGCCACTGTGTGGTATATCAACGGCGCAGGATTGACCTAATATGAGTGGAATAATGATGATGAATATGGCTCATACTTCAGTTGCTGCTGCGATTTATACCGCCTTGGCTGGTAGTCTCCAGTTTGAAGCAGCTGGTGCTAGGTATCTCAGTTTAAGCCCGGGCTTTGCATTAAGCACAGGAGCCTATACCATAGAAGGTTGGTTCTACAACAATCTCAACTATACCTCTCAAAGAGGCTTGGTTGCCCCACAGCATCCCAGCGGAGCCTCAGGTGCTCTAAGCCTATTCACCAATGATGCACAGTCATTTACTCTGGATGCATATGGTGGGCTTGGTGTTAGGACTTATAATTTCCCCGCTAGTACCTTGCAGGTCAACCAGTGGCATTACATCATACTGAATCGCAATGCCAGCACCCAAGTAGAAACCATGTGGGTGGGCACTTTTGTCAATACCAGTACATTGGTAACCTGTAATCGTGCTACCAGTTGTGCAGGCGGCTCCAGCATCAGCGGTGGCACACAGGTTAACACGCTGAATTACTCAGGCGTGACCAACAACATAGGTAAATTCTATGGAGGCTATTGGAATGGCTTTATTACCAACTTGCGAGCCACAGTGGGTACAGCAGTTTACAACAGCACTGATAGCACAGTCACAGCACCTACACAACCATTGACCAGTTTGGCCAACACCAAGTATCTAATGTTGGGTGCGGCTGTGGCCACAGACACTTCAGGTGTTCAGACAGTCACAAACAACAACACTGTGACACAGAGTGCTACCAAGCCTTTTTAATATAGGATAGATTATGGCAAAACAGAATATCAACGTAGGTACCGCAGCCAACGACAAGAAAGGTGATAGCCTACGAGCTGCATTCCAAAAAGTCAATGCCAACTTCACAGAACTGTATACCGCACTAGGATTAGATACTGCTCCTTTAAATCTAGGAGCATTTGAATTCACAGGTAGCACACTAAGCACTACAGACAGCACAGCGATCGTAATTGACCAGGCTACCACCATAACCAGCAACCTGTCTGTAGGTGGGGATATTGTTCCGCAGACTGCTAATGGTGGTGATCTAGGCTCGAGCACACTGCCTTGGCGTAGTCTCTATGTCAGCAACAACACTATTTTTATTGGCGGGGTAGCATTAGGTCTAGATGCCAGTAATAACCTAACAGTCAACGGCAGTCGAGTTGGTGCCGCAAGTTATAACGACCTAACAGGCAAGCCCACATTTGCCTCAGTGGCAACAAGCGG